TTCCCCAAATTCTACTTCTAATTCTTCATCTTCTTTGTTGCCATATTGATCAGTCACTGTGACATAACCTCTGGCAGCAATATAATCACTACCCTCTGCCCATTCAAGATCTACGGCTAATTTAGGGTCTAAAAGTTCTTTAATTATTTCTCTGAATCGCATTCAGTATTTATTTTTACACTTATCGTTTAGGCTCTACTAGATTAAAATGTCTTCGTATAATAGGCGTAGCGGGCAGATTAACCTGCCACGCCGTATCTGCGATTTCAGCACACTCCTCTGCTATCATCTCAGCAAACAGTTCAATGCTTTCTGTATATTCTATACCCGCACGATCTGCTATAGCTTTTAGTCTAGCATTGGATGCTGTATACATTATTTGCCTGAAGGAACTTTACCTTCAACACCTTCGATGTAAAAGTTGATCTTGCCCTTCCAAGCATCATCTGCTACTTGATCTTTTTCCAATACTACCTTACCGGTATTGTCCTTTAATGGACCTTGGAATACAGCAAACGTGCCTGCCTTTAATCCTGCTTTGATTTCATCGACACGTTTCTTGGCTGCTTCGGGCACACTTTCTGCAATCTTGATTAGGTCGTTGGCACCCTCTTTAGTTCCCCATTTAGTATCCGCAGTTTTCCATGTATTGTTTAGCACATCGTTTACTGCTTTCTCATAATACGGACCCCAGTTAACCACAGCTGAGCCCAAGTGTGCCTTGGGAGCGAATGCGCTCATATCACTATCCCAACCGAAGGCAAACTTGCCATTCTTTTCTGCTGTCTGTAAAACTGCTGTAGAGTCAGTGTTCTGTAGTAATACATCAGCCTTTTGATTAATCAGTGCTTGTGCTGCTTCACTTTCTTTTGGTGGATCAAACCATGTGTTTACCCATACAACCTTTGTGGTAACTTTAGGATTAACACTGCGAGCACCTAGAGTAAATGCGTTAATATTACGCAATACTTCAGGAATTGGGAAACTGGCTACAAATCCGATGGTATTAGTTTTGGTCATAGTGCCTGCTACCACACCAGCTAGATACGCATCTTCATAAAACTTAGCTTCGTATACACGCAGATTTTCTGAGGTCTTATAACCAGTAGCATGTTCGAACTTGACATCAGGATGATCTTTTGCTACCTTCTCCATAGCATCACCAAACCCAAATGATGTTGCGAAAATTAGCTTATGACCTTGTGCCACTAGGTCACGAATAACACGTTCCGCGTCAGCACCTTCGGGTACTTTTTCTACAAACGTGGTTTTGATCTTGTCACCGAACTTTTCTTCAATGTGTTTACGACCATTATCGTGAGCAAATGTCCATCCTGCATCACCTACAGGACCTACATAGATAAATCCTACTTTTAACTGTTCTGCTGCCTTAGGTGCTTCAGCGGGTTTTTCTTCTTTTTTACTACAACTGGCTAATGCCAGCGATGCTATAGCAACCATTGCTAGTTGAATGGCTTTTCTTTTTACAAATAACATTAATAAAACTCCTATTTAATGGTGTTATTTACATATATACCTATTGATTACACAAATAATTGATCAAGTTGATTAGGATCATCAATTATTTTTTGAATTTGTATATTATTGAAATTAGGTCTGCAAGGTTGGCATAATTTTGTATTAATTTTATTGTAAATTTCATGATGCCTGTCGCTTAACCATAGATCCCTAAAGTCATTTTCATACCAGGACCCTATACTAAAATTAGAGTTACCTCTATTTTCGCAGCAGACATAAACCTCACCATCAGCTGCAAATATAGGAAACTGAAACATTTGGTGACATCTTGTGTAATTGCGTGGTAATGATTTATTCAAGTTGATCTTAAATTGTACTTGGTATTTTTCCGCTAATTTCTTTATACAATCCACAATAGTATCAGTCATGTCAAAGATTTTATTATTAACAATCATAGGACGAAAGTAAACCATCCTAACGCCCACATGTTTACTGACTTCGAAAATACTTGAAATTTCCTCTAGAGTAGAGTTTTGGTCACATAATAAGATTTTGAAATCTACTTTTGAGCCTATATCCACCAACGACCTAGCATTGTAAATAACTTTTTGGAAAAAACTAGTTTTGGTTAAACTACGTCTAATTTTTTCATATGTTATTTCATTGCCAGCATCTAAGTCTATGCCAATCCAAGACATTTGTCTAATTTTATCTACATGAACTTCTTCTAGTAAACGTTCTAGCTTAGTGCCGTTAGTAGTAAGGCTAATTAGAAATCCTAAATCAATTGCATGTTCTAATACTTTTTCATAGCCATTTAATACGGTAGGCTCTCCACCTCCTGGAAAACTTAATGTATGTAAAGTTCCGTAGCTATTTGGTTTATAAGCACGCCAGGTTGACATTTGATCTAATAACTTAATATAATCAGTATACTTTTTTTGTACAGGTAATCTAGCTCTAAATTCAGCAGAGTTACAGTAAAAGCAGTCTTGGTTACAGATATTTGTAAGATCTATATCTGCATGTACGGGCATGATGGTATGAGTTTTTTGATACCTCATCCAGTGAACTATCTCAGCGTTTTGATACATCTTAGTTTAATACATATTCAATTAGACATAAGGCCACCGCAACAAATACCAAATAATATAATGTTAGGTAATCAACCACGTTAATTAAAGATTTGGGTAAATCTGCGTCCACGATATTCAAAAGTTATTATTTCTCCGACCATAATCTGTGTAGGCTGTTGACTACAACGTGTTTGCATTTCTATATTAGTGGAATCATTTTGACTGCCCATTTGCCCTCCAATAACCGCACCGGCCGCGGTGGCTATTTCTCTCCCATGACCGCCGCCGATTTGGTTTCCGATAGCAGCGCCTAATATTGCGCCAACTGCTCCTCCACCTCCCGAATTACGGCGTTCTACAGGAACCTGAGTACATACCTGTTGATAGACAGTATTATACCTTGGTTGTTTACTAACAACTACAGCCACATCCTGGTTATAAACTTGTGCATGAACAGAAATACTGAATAATATAGCCGCCGCACCTGCATAAATTTTAATCATTGTGGTACCTTAATTAACACTTCTTGTTGAATACCGTTAACTAACATTATTGATTTCTGATATGTAACACCGTCAATCACTACATACTGAGGATCTATAACGGTAGCAGGGTTTTGAACTATTACCGGACGTTCTATGACATAAGGTCGAGTAAGAGCATATGTAGTTACTCCTCCAATAATAGCAGGAGCCACCCACCATCCTTGATTATGATGCCAATGTCTATTATGAAAGTGATTATTATGTATCCTGCCATGTGCTTCTGCAACGCTAGCAAAACACAACGTAAGAGCACCTATAAAACCGAATATAAATTTACGCATGTAACTTCTCCAAAATTTGACAGACTCCGTAGGGCGTGTGGGTCCTCTGTCTAGACATATGAGACTTTCACTCATACAACTGCTACGCAGTTTGCCCCTACCAGATCTAATACATATTTAACGCCTTAAACTTAATAAAGTTTACAAAATTTTCTTATGACGACTTTCAAATCTATGGGCAGCATATTTCCATTTTCTCTGTATGGGTTTGGGAGCATGACTACTTCTATAGTGTAGTACACTGAAGACATGATGTATATAGCTTTTGGTTGTCCATTTCATTCTTATTAACCAGTTATACCTACCCATTTTAAATGGGTGTTTTATCTTAAATCTACTATTAAATTGGTGTGGACGGAATTTACTGTTCTTCGGGTTTGAGTCCATTGCTATGTCTATCGTTGGGAGTATCTGAGTCTTGAAATAATCTACGTTCTTGTGTAGTAAGTTCTTTGAACATCTTTCTAGGATTACCACACATATGACATTTAGGATTACCGCAATTTACAACATGGTGTTTGGCTAACTTGTGTGGCTCTTCTACAGGTATGTTATAGGTCTTGGCTATTTTTACTTGTTTATTAATAGCATTTTCGTCTTTAAGCCTACGTCGGCTGTTTTTAATTTTATCAACCTCACTACTCATCTAGTTCCTCCTTGCTAATATACTAGCAATAAGTTTACATCGTGTCAATCAAAATGATGATAACTGGATAGGTGTCTGTGTAGTGGCATTATTATCGCCGGCAAATACTGTTGTTGATCCTGATTTGATAGGCCCTTTGGTAGTAGCATCTGCGGCTCGGGCTATAGCTCTGTTTTCTACAAAAACAGTTTGTGCTCCTTGTACCACAACTGCTCCACCTAAGGTAACTGATCCTGCATGCGCAGTTTTTTTCTTATTTGTGAATACAGTATTAGCGCCAGAAGCAATTGGTTTATCAGCTCTATCTAACTCAACTCTGGCAACTGCTCTATTGGTCATGTAAATGTTTCAGGCGGTTGAATACCCGGTTTCCATAATCCAGATGTGGCCTGTGTATTGGCAGTATTTTTAGCAGTAATAGATGCTACCTCGGATGGGTTTGCAGCAAGATTAGCTACCTTTGTAAGTTTTAGTTTAATCATCAAATCTTCAATCTGCTTCTTACCCCAAGTAACTATTTCAGTTTGCTTGATATAGTTTATAGCAGAGTCAATTATATTATTTGAAATATTACTAACGGCATTTGAAAATCCCGTCGTAGCCTTCATTAATGTAGAGTCTTGTATTTGTTTTTCTATTATTTCTCTAAATTCGGGGATAGGCGCAGGTGCTATGTCGTTGCGTTGTAATGCGGCCACAGTTTCTCGTTGATTAAAATTATTGTTACTGACTTGATCCGCTACGGCTATTCCCTGTAGAGTAGCCATATTATTCATAGTAACATTTACAATTTTAAGGGTACTGCTAAGTTCAGATATACTGCTGCTAATTTTAACAGAATTTTCATTTAATTGCATTAAAGTATTACTAATTCCTGCTAAAACTGTGGCTTGATTAGCAAAACTATTCCTTGGACTACCGGGTATTGTTACCGCTAGTTCACCAAAGTTTTTTTCTAACTCTAGGTTAAGAACCTGCATTTGAGCCAACATGGCCAAATAGATACCTTTATCTAGTTGACTGTCAATTTTCTCCATGGCTGTTTGAGCCTGGATAGCTGATGCTACTAGTGGATCTAGATTAATTGTGGCCATATAATTGCTCTTTTAGATATTTATCTTAGGGCTATACCGGTAGTTCCCTGCATATATTGATCAGCCGCTTCTTTTTTACTGTGGGCCATGACAAATACATGCTGTTTTTTAATTGTAATAAGTTCTTTATCTGCTAGGAACATCCAAGGCATCATCCCTAGTCCCTGAGGGCCTATAGTTATTGCTAAAGGTCTTTCTACTTTTATTTCATCTGTGTTTTCATGTTCAAAACGTGCTATAAGTTCATCACCGTTAATAAGTTTTAAACTAATTATATCTCCGGATTTGTATCCTTTATCAATTAACATTTTTTCCTCGTTAGTTATTGGTCTGGTTCTTCTGTGGGTAATTCGCAAAGTGCTTCAAGTGTTTTATAATGGTCGTAGGCCTTCTTAAGTGCTTCGAAATGTTCAAGTTTAGCAGGATCCGGCACTAGAATTTTTAGCCTTTTCTCTATATTCTCTAGTAACTGTCCTAGGTCTTTTCCTTTCCATTTTATGTTTCCCTGAAATTCAGCATCACCGGATACATGCAGGCCAGGGTTTATTGATGTAAAACTTGGCTGGGGTATATTGTAGGAGAAAGAAGGATTAGCTGCAGTTAAAGGTGGGGCATATAAACCTTGATAATTACCTCCAGATCCGTTATTGATTGTTACGGAAGGTATTGAAGTAGAATTCATAGTTGTAGTTCCCGCAGCTCCACTAAGATCTATTATAGAGTAGTCTCTTATAAAATCATCTATATTAATAGAACTTATACATTCTAAATCAAGTGCTTTAATCTCCAATTGATCGTCTTCAGGCTTTTCCATATAGGTGTTCCTCCAATTCCTTATAACCACCTATCAATTTACCATCTAATATGACCTGTGGTACGCTTTTCGCGGTGGGCACTTCCTCTAACAATTCTTCTTTTGACCAACCATCGCCTATTTTACGTTCTTCAAATTCTATCCTGCGTAGTTTTAATAAACTCTTTGCCTTATCGCAATAAGGGCAGTCGTATTTAGACCAAATAATAGCTTTCATCTTTGTCCTTTATAGATCTGGTAATTCTTCGTAGACAACCTTATCGCTCATTACTCCAATTACATAATTGGTGCTTTCGTTTTCCTGTAAGGCTGTCTGTTTTTTATTAATATTGACATGTTTGTTGAACCAAGGAATGGGGTTAGTCTTAGGATGTTCCTCGTGATATTTAACACCTATTTCTTTCAGCCTTGTAAAAGCGGTATAGTCAACAAAGTCTTTTAGTATCTGAGCATTCAGTCCTATTACTACACCTTTACTGAACAGGTAATCTGCCCAGGCTTTTTCTTCTTTGATAACATCCAAATACATATTGTAGACTTCTTGATCACATTCGTGCCTAGCCTGTGCGAAACGTTCATCTTCTTTAACAACTTGATTAATAATCCAGGCTGTCCACTCTGCGTGTAAAATCTCATCTTGTAAAATCAGTGCTATGATATTGCCGTTACCAATGAAGATTTTGTTCTCTACCATTGCTAAACTGGTAGCAAAGGATACCATAAAGCGAAATGCTTCTAGAGCATAGCTGGCATTTAGTGCCATCCAGATCGCTTTAATGTGTTCTTTTTCATTTACTGATTCTGGATTTACCTCGCTGAAGCTGTTGATTCTGTGTAGTGCGTCATAGTAATCGCCTACACTACTTGCCATATCAACGATCTCTTTAGTATCGTGTATTTTATTAAATTCTTCTTTGGGAACGCCATATATATTTCTAATGATGTGACTATAGCTTTTACTGTGGATGTTTGTTTCGAAAAAACTCCAGTTGCTAACTAGTGCTTCTAGTTCTGGTATACTAACAACTGGACTGAATACCTGACTGGGGGCACGACCTTGTATGCTATCTAAGGCGGTCTGCCTAAGCAGGTTGCTAGTGAAGATATGTTTAACTGCTTCGCTAGCTTCTTTATGATCCATTTTATCTTTGGTCAAACTGACTTCTTCAGGGACCCAAAAGAATCCACGAGCCAATTCTTCAAACTTTTGTAATTTAGGATATTTTACTTCTTCGAACCGTTGTACCGTTACAGGGCCCTCGGGGTCTAGAAACATTTTACGTTTGAGGTAATTTGTCTGTTTGTGTAAGTTGTATTGTGCTTTGCTCATAATTTACAAGATTCGCAATCTTCCTCTGTGTCATATATTATAGCATTATCTGCCGCATTTATATAGCTAGGCACAGCCTGTGGTCCTACATTGGTGCTTGTTACACTGACTTTTGCGCCCACCTTATTGATTAAGCTATAATAGATAGTTTTGATTCCCCATTTGTAGGCCAGCATTAAGTTTTTGGCTACCAGTGTTCCTGGGACCTTACCTTCGGGGAAGTATGCTGGATTATAAAATGTATTGGTGCTAAGACTTTGATCAATATATGCTGCCAGTACTGCTGCTGTTTTAAGATAACCCAAACAGTCCCTCTGGTCCCACATAAGTTCATAACGATGGCGTAATCGACGATATTCTGGAACAACCTGTACAAATGACCCCGCCTTTGATTCTTTGACAGAAATCAGCTCCATTGGCATCTCAATACCATTAGTTGAGTTTAGTACAACCGAACTAGACTCAACTGGAGCCACTGCCATCAATGTGCCGTTGCGAATACCATACTGTTTCATTCTGCTACGTAATGGTTCCCAATCTAATGTAGGAGTAAAATCAGTAAGTTCGTTTACTCCAGCAGACCTGCGCTCCCATGGGAATATACCACGTCCATAGTAGGTATATTCACTACGTTGACAGGGACCGCGTTCTTGTGCCAGTTCTACACTGGTTTCTGTGAGATAGTAGGCCTGATGCTCCATCCAACGACGCACTTCGGCTAGACTATCTGCCTCACCGTATTTTAAACTACGACGAGCGTGCCAATAGGCCAAGTTAGTGATTCCTACGCCCAGTGGTTCGAAATCCTTATTTGCTAGTTCACTTTGTATACTAAGAAAGTCCTGATAACTCAGAAGATTACTCAACGAGCGAACCAATACCCTACAGGCCTTTCGCATATCCTGCGGATTGCGGAAAGCACCCCAGTTGATCGACCCAAGAGTGCAAAGAGCAATTCGTCCCTCAGGATCTTCAATTCTTTGGAAAGGCTTCGTGGGTAAAAGTATTTCTTGGCATAGATTTGATTGATATATCGGATCAGTGCTTGTATCAAAGGGACCTTGTTGGATGACGTTGTCAATATTGACAAGGTATATTCTACCAGTATCAGTTCTCTCTTTAAGAATGCCATTCTTGAATATCTCATCCGCTGGTAATACTTTTTTCTTTTTAGTCTTATCTTGCTCATAGCGTAGATATAATCTTTCAAACTCTTCTGAGTTTCTATAGTAGGCTTCGTATAAGTCAGGAACCTCATGCGGGTCAAATAGTGTGATATCCTCACCGTTTTTATATCTACGCCAGAACATTGCGTTCACTACTACTGAATAGTCCATTTGACGAACACGGGTTTCTTCTGTGCCTTGATTATTTTTTAATACAATCAAATCCTCAAACTGATAGTGCCATATGGGAAATGTAACTGTACAACTGGCATTACGGATGCCGCCTTGCGAACAACTGCGCAGATCTGCGAACCATTTCTTTAGGAACGGTATCATACCCGTATGTTTGATCTCTCCGTTGCGAATTGGTGCGCCTAAGGGGCGGATTCGACCTATTTCCAGGCCAATTCCAGCTCGTTTTGACGCATATTTGGCCATCATTTCTCCGGCAGCAAATATAGAGTCAAGCGTATCATCACTGCTAATAAGCACACAACTGCTAAACTGTTTAGTTGTGGTACCGAGACCAGCAAGCACAGGAGTGGCTAGAGTAAAGTGGCCATCGGACGCACAATCATAGTAATCTTTAACATATTTTAATCTGGTTTCTTTTGGTTCAGCATGGAAGGCTGTGGCTGCTGCG